GGAAGACGTCATTGGCCAGCATGGGCTCCCCGTCGAGCATAAACGGCGTCTCCGCCAGGAGCGGGTTCTGGGCCGGGTCAAAGGCCTCGTTGGAGCCAAAGCCCGAGCGGGTGGGAAACACCCCCAGGCGCCTGTTCACGGCTAGGTCGGCGAGGGCCAGGTAGGGGCTCGCGGCATAGGGATCCTGCTCACGGATGAAGTAGGGCTCGATCCCCGCCGAGCGCAGGGCCTCGTACTGGCCCAGGGTCTCGTCGATCATCGCCCCGTAAGCCCGGGCCGTGGCCGGATCCTGAGGCTGGTGGAGCATAAGGTCATACTCGCGGCCGATGCGGGTCGCACGCTCAGGGTTGAACGCCGGAAAGCGCAAAACTTCCTGCAAGGGAATGCCAGAGCGCTCGGAGTAGGCCCGGGCAGCGGCAATCACGTCAGGATTAGGCCCCAGGGAAACAATCCCCACCCCAGGGATGTCCGGCGGCCGCGGGGCCCCTGGGAGCCGGGGTTCGCCTAGGGCAAGCTCGTAGCGTGCAGCCTCATCAGGCTCCCGGGCCCTGCGGGCACGGTCCAGGGCCGCCAGGCGGGCAGCCTCCTCAGCAATATCGTCGCCCATGCCCAGGGCCCGCATGAGGCGATCGATCGTACCCTCAGGGGTCTGGCTGGGCGCCCGGCGAGGGCTCTTGGGTATCCTGATCGGAAGCTTTGCCATCGTCAGACCCGTAGGTTGTCCAGTTCTCCCGGAGGATAGTAAACCATTCCTCCAGCAAAACCACACAGGTGCGATCCGGGTCCTCAGGCAGGTCCCGGGCGATCGCGTAGAGCGGGAGCGTGACCCGGATGGGCTTGTTGTTGAACTTCCAGACCAGCACCGGGATCCGGCCCTCGCTCGCGCGCACCACCTGCTCCCACCAGTCCGGGCGGAACCAGAAGCCGTCCTTGTAGGCCTTGCACTCGATAGCGTGGCCAGGGATCTGGATATCGCACAGGTCCCGGGCCTGGTACTGATCGAGGTTGCGCTTGCAGCTGAAGGCCAGCCCGTGCTCCCCCGCGAAGGTGTTCAGGCGCTTGACGATATCGCGCTCAAAGGCCGCGCCCTTTTGCCGTGAGTTGGTCAATTTTTGAACACCTTGAAAATTTGCACGATTGTATACCCGAGGGGTCCCATGGGCACAAGGCACAGAAGGGGGTGGGGTCCCTCGGATGGGGGGGTCTTCAGGGCCAGAAAGCCGGGGCCCCCTAGGGTACCTTGAGATTGCGTTGAGAATTTTTGGTGATTGCGTGCGGTGAACTTAGCTAAAGCTATGCGCCTCGCGCGAGGTCGCGTTTAGGGGGGTGGCACCCCCTAACCCCTTGATTTTACTGGCTTTTTTGCCGACCCCCAGGAGTCCCATGAACCGCCTGGCGGCGCCTGGGAGGGCTAAACCCCTTGCAAATCAAGCACTTAGGGGTCAAAAGCACGCGATGCGGGTGCGCTGCTGTGAGCAGGGGCGCACAAGCTGTACAATTTTTGACCAATTGCGGGCAAAATGCGGCAGCCCGAGACGCCAATAGACAAACGAAACCTGATCGAATCGACAAAAAAAATCGATTTTTTCGAGAAAAAAGCAGAGGGCATCGAGAGAGGCCCTCTGCGCTGTTTCCTGCCCTTCCCCCAGCCCCACCCCTTCGCATGGCCCTGAGAGCTCTTCTTCTGCGCTCTGAGCCGCGTTCTCCCCAGAGACGACCCGCCCTACAGGTCCTTGTCCGCGAAGCTCTCATCGACGCCCAGGAGCTCGTTGAGCCTGCGCGTGATGTCCTCCTTGGTCATCTGATCCAGATTGGCGTTGATGTTCAGGTTCTGCGTCCGATGGATCGTCAGCCCCGCCAGGTTGTTGAGCTCCTTCACGGCAGACACCGCGGCGTTGTAGGCGCCGTTCTTAAACGCCTCCTCGGTGATCTCCCAGAGCACGCGCCCGGTCTTCTCCGGCGTGATCGCGTACTTCGTGCGCATCTCATCACGCTTGACGTTGATCGCCTTCACCACGTTCGGATGATCGCGCCCATTGACCAGCCTGCTGGCGCTCGCAGCCGGGAAGCTGAAGCCCGCCCGCCTAGCCGCCTCCGTGCCCGAGCACGCGCCCTCGGTGTACCAAAACACGAACGCGCTCTGCATCTCCGTCAGCCCGAACTCCTCGTCCGCCTCAAAGCTCGGCGGCACGGGCACGACCTCCTTCCGCCGCGCCTTGGGTGGTCGCCCTGGTCCTCGCTTCTGCTCAGCCATCGTCTTGCTCCTCGTCCAGCATCAGGTGCCGCGCCAGCATATTGAAAACCTCGGGGCGGTTGTTCTTCAGGATCTTAATATCCGTCCCAATTAACTCGCCGGCCTCGGTTAAAATAAACCAGTAATTGGCCTTATTAATTACATAGCCATCTGCAAATAACTTTCCCGAGCACGCTTCCCTGTCTCCCAGCTGCCGCAAAAACAGCAGCCAGTCCACATCCTCCGCCTTGCCTATGCTCCCGTCGAACACCCAGCCGTCGGCAACCGCCGGCCTATGACCCTTAAACCTTCTCACACCATGACCTCCGTCCTCACGCGAGCTCGACCCTGACCCTTTACCCTGACCCCTGGTTTTACAACAGGGGGTACAGGGTTAGGGTCAAGGCCTCGTTGCTGACCCTTTTGACCCTGACCCTTGTGACCCTTAACCCTAAGGGTCATCCCGCTCTCCGCGCCTCAAAGCCAGCTGAGATCGAAGGTCCTTGGCCTCGATAAACCAGCCAGTTTTATCTGCTCGTATATCCCCGCTATTAATTAAAAAGCCAATTATCTGATCGCCATAACTCGGATTTAAAGCGTTGCGAATCCCCCGCGGCCTCCGGCCATCTTTCTCCAGCATCGCTTTGATAACGACCCGCTCCACATAAGGCACGCCATCTTTGAACTGTGCTTCCCCTTCATACCAAGCGCGCTCCATTATCTTTAAATTGACCGCACGCTTATCGCTAGCCTTCTCCTCCGCCGCGCCTTCCTCCTGCGCCCCGCCTTCCGTGATGGTCACGATCGCGGTGGTGACGGCCTCGCCCCGGCGCGTGTACCAGGACGGGACGGTGATCTTGCTCAGCTGGAAGGCCACCGGGTCTGCGACCTCGCTGTCCTTGGCCTTGCGCATGGTCACGGTGGCGGGCTTGCCCCGCTTGCCCGGGGTGACGCTGATTTCGATATCCATCGCCGCCCGCCAGGCGCTGCTCCCGCGCGCCCGGTGCTGGGCCTCCTCACTGTTGCCCGTGTGATGCACGAGCACCACTAAGCAGCCGAACAGGTCCTGGAGCCTGGTCATGGCCTCGATCATGCCCTTGGTGTCCTGGGCGCTGTTTTCATCCCCGGACATGTGCCTGTGCAATGTGTCGATCACGATCAGCTTGGGCCTGAGCCCGGCGGCCTTGATGCCGTCTACCACGCGCTTGAAGCCCGCGGCGGTGTTGATATCGACGCCATGCGAGCTCACATGGAGCCTGCTCGCGTCCTGGCGGTGGTGACACATCCACCCGTGGATCCGCGCCCTGAGGCCGTAGTGGCCCTCTCCAGCGAGGTAGACGACGTCCCCGTCCTCGACGTCGCGCTCGTTCCAGAGCTTCATGTCCGTAGCGACGTGCAGGCACCAGTCAAGGACCAGGAAGGACTTCCCTGCCCCGCTGGGCCCGTGGACCATCGCCAGGCCCTGCTCCGGAAGCCAGGGATCGATGTTCCACCCCATGGGCGCGGGCTGGTGCCGGATCTGATCCGCCGGCTGCAGCCAGTCGTTTTCCGGCTCCTGGTGGAGCAGGTTCTTGATCGCGGTTGCGCCCATGGCCGTGTCCGCGGCCACGTCGAGCTCTGGATCGTAGCGCGCCACGCTGCGGGCGATGTGCCTGACCTCGCTATCTGGCAGCGGCGGCTCGCAGCGCTGCTCGTTTGCGATAGTAAGCGCGCCCAGGATCTCCGCCTCGGTAGCCCCGCCCCGGCGCATCATGCCGCCGTAGGACAGGAGCCCGTCGTTTCGGCTGCCCTTGATGATGCTGCTCGCGATGCGCGTGCCCACGTCCTTGCGGTTGCCTAAGTAGGCGTCGATCCACCCCCGGGGTACGGCGAAAGGCCCGATTCCCTCGGCGGGGTCCGAGCTTCCCTCCCATTCGTAAGTGCGCGTGTCGATAGTAGACGGGTGGACCACGAAATAGCGCCCGTCGGACAGCAGGTCCACGCCCGTGGCCAGCTTGCAGGAGCGGATCTGGTCGGTGTACTGGCCCAGGAAGTGGTAGCCACCGCCTGCGGTCAGCTGCATAGCGCCCTCCGGGCATGGCCCGTTGGCCTCAAGCCAACCCTCCCAGCCGGCCTCCCCGCCGTTCCTGGGGTCGACGTCGAAGACTACCAGGTCGCTCACCTTCCCCGCGGCGACGCCGATATTCATCTCTGGATCCCGGGTCCACCACTTGCGGATCTGCTCCGGGTCGGTGGTCGCATCGTGTACCCCATGCGCCGTGGCTGGGATCTTTGAGTTCGGTCTTAGCGGCAGCACATGCCAGCCCCAGCTGGCATAGCGCAAGGCCGCGTCAAGCATCGTGTTCAGTTTCATCCGATTGCGCCCTCAGCTCACCCTTTGTCTTGACCTCCAACTCATACTGGCGCGCACGAGGTGGATGCTCCCCCCACTTATAGATGACCTGCGGCCAGACCCCGAGGGCCTCCGCAAGCCGCTTGACCCCGCCGTACCAGCGGATCGCTTCCTCTGTCTTCAACGTGTTTTCTCCTCAGTGAGACGCACGGGGTTGACACCCTAATCGAAATGCGCTTAGCCTTGCAAGCATCCCCAGCCGGCGCGGTGCCAACCGGGGCAAACGAGAGGAGCCAGCGATGGCGATCCAATTGAAATCAAGCGGCGATGTTGCCGCCAAGCAAGTGCGCATGCTTGTTTACGGACAGGCCGGCGCGGGGAAGACTAGTCTCATCCCCACCCTACCGAACCCGGTGATCATGTCCGCTGAAGCGGGCCTGCTTTCGATCGCTGGGTCTAACCTTCCTTTTATCGAGATCAACAGCGTGGACACGCTGAACGAGGCGTACCGCTGGGTGACCGAGAGCCAGGAGGCTGCGCAGTTTGAATCCGTCGCCCTGGACTCGATCAGCGAGATCGCCGAGGTCGTCCTGGCAAACGAGAAGGCCACGGCCAAGGATCCCCGTCAAGCTTACGGCGCCCTGCAGGACGTGATGGGGGCGGTGATCCGGAGCTTCCGGGACCTGCCTGACAAGCACGTCTACTTCACCGGCAAGCTTGAGAAGTCCCAGGACGAGATGGGCCGCGTGCTCTACAGCCCGTCCATGCCCGGGGCCAAGCTCGGGCAGCAGCTGCCCTATTTCTTCGATCTCGTGCTCCCGCTCCGCGTTGAGAAGGACAGCGAGGGGAACACCATCCGCACCCTCCAGTGCCAGTCCGATGGCCTGTGGACGGCCAAGGATCGCTCCGGCCGGCTGGACCCCTGGGAGACCGCCGACCTGGGCTCGGTGATCCGGAAGATTCAGGGGGGTGCGTGATGGAGAGCGCAGAGCAGGTCAAGCAAGAGGCCATCGATCGCGTTGCCGAGGGTCGCGCTGACTACATCGAGAGCGCGATGCAGGCAGCCAGGAAGCACTTAGCGGCGCATCCGATGATCAGCAGCGCGGTGATCAAAGAGATGACGCCTGTGCCTGAGGGCGTGGAGCCGCGCGTTCTTGGCGCCGTGCTGCGCAAGCTTGTGAAGGAGGAAAACTTAGTGCTTTTGCATTACGCGAGGACTAGTGATCGCCGGTCTCATTGCCGACCGATTGCGGTATGGGGGAGAGAAAAATGATTCCGACTGATGAAGAGCTCCGCGCCCAGTACGCCGGCATGGCCATGCAGGCCCTGGTCGGCAATGCAGAGCCGGAGACCTGGTCCATGACCCCGCGGGAGTCGGCATACCGCATCTCCCAGACCGCCTTTGAGATCGCCCGCATGATGGTGATCATCCGCAAAGAGACCGAGAAGGAGTTCAGTCAATGAACCTCGACGAGCTCTGCGAAGCGTGGCTCCGTGCCAAGGGTGAGGAGGCCGGCGCCACCAGCCGACGTCGCGCCCTGGAAGACGAGATCCACGATCGCTTGAAGCAGGCCCACGACAACCTCGGCAAGACCGGGGCCGACACTGGGCGCCACAAGATCCGCGTCACCGAGCGTATGAATCGCAAGGTCGACGTTGACCTCCTCTACGAAATCGCGGCCGAGCATGGCTTGGAGGATCACCTGAGTTCCCTCTTCCGCTGGAAGCCGGAAGTGAACATCAAGGCCTGGCAGCAGGCCGATGAGAGCATCACCCTCCCGCTCGCGGGGGCAGTAACCACCAAACCCGGACGTCCGTCCTTTTCAATCGAGGAGCAATAACCATGGCACAACTTGGCCAAACCTTTGTCGCATCTGAAATGCCCCAGGAAGAGCGGTCTTTCGACCCGCTACCCGAGGGGTGGTATGACGTGGAAATCGTCGGCTCTGAGCTTCGCACCACGAAAGCTGGTACCGGCCAGTACATCGCGGTGCGGTATGACGTCGCTGGCCCGACCCACGCTGGGCGGGTGGTCTTCGGCAACCTCACGGTGTCGAACCCCAACCCAAAGGCCGAGGAGATCGGTCGCCAGCAAATGTCTGCGCTTATGCGGTCCATCGGGATCGACGTCCTGCAGGACACTGACCAGCTTATCGGTGGCCGGCTCAGCATCAAGCTGACCATCCGGCGCAGCGAGCAGTATGGCGACAGCAATGACGTGAAGGCCTTCAAGGCCCTCTCCGGCTCCGCCGCCCCGGCTCCGCAAGCCGCCCCTGCACCGGCACCCCAGCCGGCAGCCGCACCTCAACCCCCGGCAGGCAACGCCCCGCCCTGGGCCAACCGGGCATGAAGATCCCGCCCCCGCAACACACCATCGCAGCGCTCGTGGACAAGCACCACGAGTCGCTGCAGGAGCGGCCCCGGCCGCACCTGGGGGCGTCTCAGCTCGGGCATCACTGTGAACGCTGGCTTTGGCTCAACTTTCGTTGGGCCATCGTCGAGCGCTTCCCAGGGCGCATGCTCAGGCTGTTCAGGCGCGGGCAGAACGAAGAGGACACGATCATCGCCGACCTGGAAGCCATCGGGATCGAGTTTGAGTCGACCCAGGCGCGGGTGAGGTTCGGCTCCCATGTGTCCGGCTCCGCCGACGGCGTAATCCGCTGCGGCGTGCCTGAGGCGCCCAGAAAGCGCCATGTCGCTGAGTTTAAGACCCACAACAAGGCCTCATTCAACGGCCTTGAGAAGAAGGGCGTGAAGGAGTCCAAGCCTCAGCACTGGGCTCAGATGCAGGTCTACATGCTCGGCCTGGGCATCGACCGCGCGCTCTACGTTGCGATCTGCAAGGACGACGACCGGCTCTACACCGAGCGCGTGCGCCTCGACGCGGATAAGGCCCATGCTCTGGTCGAGAAGGGCAAGCGCATTGCGCTCAGCGAGCGCATGCCCCCGCCTGTGTCGAAGGACCCCAGCTGGTGGCAATGCAAGATGTGCGCGGCCAGGGAGTTCTGCCACGGCAATGCCGAGGTCGAGAAGAACTGCCGCACCTGCGCCCACTCGGTACCGACCGAGGGCTCGCGCTGGCTGTGCAACCTGCACGGGAACAATGAGATCCCCACGGACTTCCAGCACGAGGGCTGCCCCGATCACTGGCAGATTGAAGATTTGCATCAGGAGAATCGTTAATGCTTCGTGAGTATCAAGCCCGATCGATCAACATGCTTTACGAGTGGTTCAGCGCCAACCCCGGGGGCAACCCGGTCCTGGAGCTCCCGACGGGCTCCGGGAAAAGCTGGGTCGTCGCCCAGCTGTGCCGGGATGCCCTGGAGAAGTGGCCCGAGACCCGGGTGCTGATGTTGACCCACGTCAAGGAGCTCATCGAGCAGAACGCGGAGAAGATGCGCCTGGTCTGGCCTGACGCCCCCATGGGCATCTACAGCGCGGGCCTGAAGAGCCGGGAGATCGACTCCATTACCTTCGCCGGGATCCAGTCCGTGCGCAGCCGTGCGCGCGATCTGGGCCACATTGATCTGGTGATCATCGACGAGTGCCACTTGATCAACAACACGCCCAAGGGCGGCTACAGGCAGCTCCTGGCGGACCTGGCTGAGATCAACCCCGCGGTGCGTGCGATCGGGCTTACGGCGACGCCTTTCCGCCTGGGCCAGGGTTATCTGACCGAGGGCGAGCACGCCATCTTCTCCGACATCATTCGCCCGGTGACGATCGAGGAGCTCGTCTTCGACAAGTACCTCGCGCCGTTGAAGAGCAAGGCCACGGAGCTGAAGCTTGACGTCGCGGGGGTGAAGAAGACCGCCGGGGAGTACAACAGCAAAGAGCTTGAGGCCAAGGTCAACACCGACCTGAATAATTACCAGGCGGTGAGCGAGATCCTGCGCATCGCCGATGCCACTGGCCGCAAGTCCGTTATCGTCTTCTGCGCCGGGGTCGAGCATGCCCACTCCGTGGCCGATATGTTCAATGAGCTCGGACAGCGCGTGGGCACGATCGTCGGCACCACCCCGCCCGATCGCCGCGCCGAGATCATCAAGCAGTTTCGCTCCGGCGAGCTCCGCTTCGTGACCAACGCCAACGTCCTGACCACGGGCTTCGACGCCCCCGGGGTGGACATTGTCGCCCTCCTGCGCCCGACCATGAGCCCTACCCTCTACGTCCAGATGGTGGGCCGCGGCATGCGCGTCGCGGAGGGGAAGAGCGACTGCCTGGTCCTGGACTTCGCCGGCAACGTGGCCGCCCACGGGCCCATCACGGCCGTGCGCCCGTCGAGGAAGGGCAACGGCGCGCCCCCGACCCGCACTTGCCCTGAGTGCAATGAGATCAACCTGGCGGCGAACAAGTTCTGCTCTTCCTGCGGCTATGAGTTCCCGGTGAAGGAGCCGGAGGCCAAGGAGCGCAGCTGGGAGCTCGGGGACGACGACATCATGGGCAACACCCGGACCCAGAGGGGGCGCGAGCTCCGGGGTTGGGCATGGCGTAAGCACATCAGCCGCACCTCGGGAAAGGAAATGGTCAAGATCACCTACTACGGCATGAATTTGAGCGACCCCACGGTGACGGAATATCTGCCGATACTCCACGACGGCTACGCCCG